GCGTTTCGAGCTGGCGAATCCGCTCAACCCGGCGCGATAGGCCATTATTGAGAATCTCGACTTCGGACTGCTCGCGCATCTCCCGGATGCGTGCGCCCAGTCGTTGCCGTGCCCATTTAAGCTGATGCCAATCAACTTCAAACGGCGGATCTTCCTTCGCCGCGCGCTCCTTGACCTCGGGAAGCCGCAAGCCTTCTCCGGCCCATTCGAGTACTTTATTCTGTTGGGAGCGATTGAGTTTCACGTGAAAAGCATAAGAGTTTTGGCAGGTTTATTTGCGACCGTGTTCATTTAGGCGTATATTTCAAGCATGGCGGACAACAAAGAAAACCCATTCCAGCCTTTACGCGATCGTTTCACCGACGGCGGCGACACGCTGACCTTTTACCGCCCAGACGCCGACGGGACGCTCAAGCCAATCGACTTACAAGCCGAGTTGCGTAAGGTTGACGAAGACAACACCCTGCCGCCTCCTGACCCGCTCGATCCTGAACCTACTACCGCGGCCTAACAGCAATTCCGATTCACTGGGGACGGCGCTGACGTCGCCCAGTACCGCCGATCTCGACCCCTCTGGAACATTAATCCGCAAAACTACACGATTGTCCGCCTCCTGTTCGATAAATTCTTTGGCTGCCTGGAAGTCGAGCGAGGTGGAGAGAAAGCCGCTCTCCTCGAATACATCGCCAGGCTTTAAAACGCCTTCCGCAAAGCCTCTGTACACGTCTTTGGATACCAGCCCACGAAATGCTAGCAACGGGCGATCCGTGCGCGCCCTGTTGAGCGCCGAATCGATCCCGGATACGTGAGCAACCGACTCCGGCAAGGGGCTATTATTCTTGCCTCGCAGGTAGTTGTTGATGTCAGCGTAATGAAGATCCGAATAGTCTCGAATCCCCGCCTTCTCGGCAGGAGAGAGACTGTTGCGCCAGGCTTCCCAATGAGAGGAGTCGATATATCGCTTTAACTCGTTACGACCAAGCGGGTCGGGAGCCTGCGTCGTAGGCCGAAAAATCGGTGGAATAATATCCCGTGGCTTTGCCGGCCGCGGCTGACTCTGAATCTCTTTCAAAGATCGCTGATAGGTCGAGTTCCCCCACAATGGATTGAATTTCTCGCCCTCAAAATCCTTCAGCCCGATCTTTCCTGCTTTGTACTCGGCGAACGCCTTCGCCCCCATCATCTCTTTCTTGATCTCATCCGGTTGGCGCTCGAACCATTGCGTGCCCGTTTCGGCGTCTGGCGTCGGCGCGTTGATCAATACTGCGGCGAACGTGCAGCGGCATCTTACATGAGCCGGCATTGGCTTTGTTAGCGGATAGATTGAGCCGTCGCGAGAAAGGCAATTCAGACAGGTCCGCCGCGACTTCGATGAAATCCAGCGCCAGCCGCTGATTATGTCCTGATTTTGGCGGTAGCTCGCTAAGCTAGCAGATCTGTAACTTCGTAAAACCTCAGTCCGACTTATCGTCAACGCCCTCGTCATGTTCCCGCCCAGGCCTTCCCGAATCTGCCGAGCTATTGCCGTCGGGTTTCTCCCCAGGGCCACGCCTTCAATCAATCCCTGCTCGACGATTTGGCGAGCGGACGGTGCAAGTTGGTTTAACAGCGTCCTCAACGGGCTCCCATTCCCCAACGTTCCGACAAGGTTCTCGACGGCGGCGACTGGGAGTTTGTTGAACGTGGATGAAATGCTGGCGCTATCGGCCGCCGTTTCCATCAGCTTCACCGAGTCACTTAACCCCGCTTTTACCGCGGCGGATTGCTGTTTGGTGATTGTAGCCTCGGCGACGTCCGCGAATTTGGCCATCTCGCCGCTCACCTGGCGCAGTAAGAGGAAATACCGCTCCTGTCTTACAAGCCAGAATTGATTCACGGTTTCGCCCTTTGCGCGGGCGTCTGAGATTTGCTCTGTCAATTTGTCGAGATTCTTTTTCAGCCGGGCCCAGGCTGTACCGTAGGCGTCGATCAGGCGGACGGCGGCGGCGCGTTCTTTCTTTAAGATCGCGGCCCGATACTGATTTGCAATCTGGATAATATCCGGCATTTAACAAAAAGCCCGGCTTGTGACCGGGCCAGAGAAAGGAGGAAATATGAAACGACGATGAAAACGCTCAGTCTTCGGTAATGATCAGCGCCCCGCCGGCGAACGTAACCGTGTCGCCTGTCGTAATAGGCTTCGCCTCGATCTTCGCGACCAGGCCCGCGCCCGCCGCAGTAATATTGATCGCAGCGCCGCCTTGCGTAGCCGAAAGCGAGAAAGTGTCGCCAGAAACGCTGACCACAAAATAGGTCGTGCCCTCAGAAAGCCCTGTCGGAAGCGTCGCGCTGGGGATCGTCAGCACGCGCACCTGATCATCGTTTACCAGCGTATGGCCCGGCGCCGTCAGGACATCGGCGACAGTCGCCGTGAAGATCTTGCCCGCGTCGCTCCCCAGCCAGCCCCAATACAGCAGGTTGCCGACCGTCAGCGCGTCGAAGAGGCCGAACGCTACAACCGTCCCCCATGGCGCGGTTGGCGTAACAAAAGACTGCGAGACTGCGAGATTCTTCGATCCGGCCGAAGCCGCCGGGAAATTGGTTGCGTTATTCGCGACCGACTTGCGTGCGTACGACCCACCTGTCACTTCAGTTCCGCCACCAGAGTCTGAAGGGGCGACCGTAAACAGTGCAAGAAAGACGTTCGCGGGCGGCGTGTAGGTTGCGGCGCTCAGGACGTGATCAAGTAGCTCGTCTTCAAGAAAATTAGCTTTACTTCCAGGCATACATTACTCCTCTACGATGTCGCGTCTGTCGCGCCCTTCTGAAATGAAATTGTGCCGATAATCGGCGTTTGAACTGTTGATTGATCGGTAATCGGCTGAATGTCGAAGTGATAGGGGCTGCCAGGCTTAATGTCTGCCCATTCGCTATCTTGATGCCGGATCAGGAAATATCCGGTCGCCGTTCCATTTGACCCGCTTGCGGTTACCTGGCCTTCGGCGCTAAGAATGGTTGTAACCTCGCGCTGAATGACCGCTTCGGCGTCAGCATCGCTCAACGACCGCTTGACCGTGAAATAAGCCTTCGCCAGCACTACGCCCGCGGGCCATTCGGTCAGCTCGAATGCGATCTCGGTGTCGTCGCCGATGACGTAATCTTTTAGCCTGACATTCTTCGCGATCATATTGTTAGCAGATACAACGATGGGGGTTCTTATTTTGCCGGGCGCCGTAATAGGACTGTCGCTCATTGAGGCATTCAGCCCGATCGCTTCCATTGATGCGCGCAGCAAAACCCGAACAATCCCGACAACCTCCGTGACCAGGGGCGGAAAGCTCGCTCGAACGGTCGCCCCGGCACGAACGACTGACGAAAGAGCGCGCAATGCGCCTGCTGCCGATCGCGCCGTCGAACGTCCAGCGACTCGCGCCGTCAGGTTGCGGACTATTGAGGCCGTCCCGCTCGTTCTCGTCCGTCCATCCGCCCGTCCGCTCAGATTACGAACTATCGAGAGCGCGCCTCGAACCGACGAACGGCCGGTAACGACTCCGACCAGAGCCGCAAGCGCGGCGGTCCCCAGATTCCCAACAACACTTGCGCGTCCCGCGATTGCGCTGCTCAATGACCGCAGCGCCCCAGCCGCGCCTTGAACCGACGAACGCCCGCCTACTGTTCCGCTCAACGGCCGTAGGATTGAAGTCGGGCTTCGCGTCGAAGCCTGACCGCTTATCCGTCCAGCCAATAGGCGAGTAATTGAGGCAGCGCCGATACTCTGTCCCCGTCCTGTCACGACGCTGCTGAGTGGCCTGGCGACCGCGGGAGAGCCTGTTGCTCGGCCCCGCCCTTGCGCTAGACCGCTCAGCGATCTGGCGACCGCCATTGACGCCCGACTCAAAGAGCGCCCACCGATTACGCCATTCAGTGCCACCGCTCCACCACCGCCGACCGCCGACGGAATAAATATTCGCCGGTTTCGCCTCCATCCCACCGGTGGACCATCAGCAATTGATAAAGCGCCGTTCGGAGTGAGACTGCGGCCATTGCCTGAGAAGTCGACAACCGCGTCAGCGACTGCGCCGTGAATCATCGGACGCCAGGAATGCAAATTAGTGAAGCGGCGCGGGACTTGGGAATAAGACTCGGTGAGTAGTTCGGCGGCGGTCAGCACCACGCCGTTCCATTGCTTGAGCGCCGCGATTCGACCGGGGAAAACGCCATTGGTCAGGTCAAACAGGTTGTTAAGGACGATCTCTTGGTTAGGGGTAAAACTCGCAGCGAGTGTGCCAACTGTCGAAGTAAGAGCGCCCGCGCTAGCCGTGCGACGATACGCCGCGGCCTGATTGCTTGAGTTTCCCGCCTTCGTGATTCCGAAAAATGTCCAGGTATTCAACGCGACGGCGGTTTGGTCTATCGTATTAGTGTTCGAGTCTTCCCACCCTATCGTGACTCCGTCGGCGTTGGCGCTGTAGAGGTAGATATAGCTGTTGCTCGCATCCTGTAGTCCCCAGGCAGAGCAAAAGGAATTGTTATCCGACTCCAGGTATATCCAGCAGCACGCCGAGAATACGTCGGTCAAGTAGAAGCCGCCCACCGTGCGACTGGCGTACTGACTAGTTCCGGAAGCGCGAAGGGACATGACCTAAACGTCCGCGTATTGGAAGAGAATGTCCTTCAGCAGAAAATTGCCCGCGTAAGTTGTCACGCTGGCGTCGATGTATAGGTATTCATATACCGTGTCGTCCACCGCGTAATCTCCCGCTGTCAGATTGATCGTGATCTCGATCTCGTCTTCGTCGGCATAGTTGGCGCCGGATGAGCCGACTGTTTGCGAGCCCGTCTGTTCAGCGTCAAACGTGCCATCGGCGGCCTCGTTATTCGCTACAGCGCGCTTGCGAGCGGCTAATCCGAGAACGTCAGTTGAACCCGGCGCACCATCAAGAATGCCGCGAACCACAAGGACGGGCGAGCCGACAAAGTTCTTCGGGATCGAGAAGGAAAAATAAATCCCCTTGTCAACGCCGCCATCATTGAACACATAGCAAAGCTGCGTGCCAATGGATGGCGCGGTGGCTGCCGTGATCTGCGCGCCCACGGTCGAGAGAGGGATACCTACATCTAATGCGGCCTCAGAGAGAACCGGAATGCGATGAGTCGCCACGTTTAGCCTCCTTTACCCGTCTTCCATTCAAGCCAGGCGCGCCCGATCTTTCTGGCCAGGGCGGCCGTGATAGACCTGCCAAGCGCCGTCTCTATGTTGGTCTTTACCGTCGCGGCGTTATTCGTCCAGAGGTCTTCCATTACCTGAAACGCCGCTTTCAACTGGGCTTCGTTGGGAAGATTTGGCAAGGCTTTTAGCTCTTCTTTGCCAAATCCCGCCTTGTAAAGCGATTCCCGAATCTGCCCATAGTCATCATTGCCAAGTACCGCCATTTCAACGCCTCCTGAAAAAGTTAATGGGCGAGCGCCGACGTGCCCCGTGTTCGGCGCTCGCCCGAATTCTGATAGCGGCAGCGGCAGATCCTCACCAAAAAAATCCGCACCCGCCCACTCAGAATCCAGTGAGCCCATGCTCACTTTTCGTTAGACGACGGGCGGCGGTGGCACGGGCTGGCCGGCCAGCAACTGGGAAATCGCCTGATTGGCATACTTCAAGATCACGGCAGCCTTGCCGCCGACCTGGAAGCGCGCGAAAGTCAGGACCGAGTTCCCGACCATCAGCGAGGCGCGCGAAACGCCGGTAATCTTGTCGCTGACTCCGCGCCTCAGCGCGTCCGGGAATTCCGGCAAGTCGCCATTGCTCGTCACAGCGCTGATCACTTCAGCCGAGAACAGGATCAGCTCGCCGGCGAAATCGTCGGCCCCGGTTTTGTTTTCGTCCAGGTCGATCAGCGCCTGACCGGTGATGCCGAGATAGGGCGCGATTGTTTGAATATTCACTGTTGGTTCTCCTGTGGCGCAGCGGCCACGATTGAGGATTGTTGATTGGGAAGCGCCAGCACTCGCGAGCGCAGGCTTAATAAAACTACCGAGTAATCGCCGAGCTTTGAGCGCACGTCGTCAGGGCCTAAGCCGTTCGAGATGATGCGCGCGCTTAATGACTCCATCGCTTTATGCAGGCTGTGCAGGTCGTCGGCGATTTGTTGGATGTCTTCGGTCATTTCTCTTTCGCCGCCTCGCCGTAATTACCGACGCCATTGATCCAGCCGAAGAGGAAAAGAGTCAGGACGGCAACGCCCGTAACCCGTATCAGTTGGCCAAGAATCAATGCAGTGACCGCCCACCAGACGTAATACGCAGGACGCGGCCCGTATCCGAGCGTGAGCAAACCGAACAGCGATTGCACAGCGTTGCAAAAGAAGGCGACGGCCACGTAAGGACCCCAAGGGTGTTTGATCTTATAAAACTTCACGGCGGCGAAACCGTTGCCGAGTAGGTAGATGGCCTGGAGCAATATTACGAAGTTGTAGGCGATTATGATCATTTCCCGTTCCCGTTCCGTAGGCGTTGATCCAGGGTTTCCAGCTTCTCGGCTATCCGGCCTTGCGCCTTCATGTTCTCTTTATGCGTTTGGTCGGCTAGAACGTTTTGGGCTCTGAGTGACTGCATAAAAAGCTTACCTTGATCTTCGAAGCGGCGAGCGTTGTCCTCACGTTCGTGCTTCAGCGCTTCGCTGAATAACTTCCCCTGCTCTTCCCATCGCTGCAGGTTGTCTTTTTCCCGAATGTCTGCGTCCGCGAGGCGCTTTTCGATCACCAACCACATCTTCTCGGCGATCGGCCACACCTTCTTGTAGAGAAATACAGCCAGCGCAATCAGCGCCAAGACAGCTATCCCGTTTTTGATCCCGATTTCGAGCCACTTTTCCATTCATACTTTTCGCTAAGTTCTGGGTTTCACGACAGGCGGGAAGGATAGGGAGAATGTGAGATTTATTTTGCGGGCGAGAATTTCTCGTATGCCTTTGCCATGCGAGTGTCGTAGTTGTTAAGCAAGTAGCTGGGGCCATTATAGATCCGCGCAAAACCCCGCCAGTCCCTGCGCCGCAGTTCGTCGTCAAGGTCGCGAGACTTGACGAAC